CAAAATCTGTTGATGCTTCGGTAAGGTGCAATTTGTAAGAAGGACTCGTGGTGCCAATTCCCACTCGATCAGCAGACGCATCTACAAACAATGTACCTGAATCTGCGTTAAAGTCGCCGACCACCTCAAAGCTGTCATCAGTCTTCAAGGCATCCGCCCCAGAACGGTAAAGCTTTACATCTCCAGCAGAACCAAAGTAAATTTCATCATCTTGGAACTCAATTTTAGTGGTAACCCCCGTGTTCCAAAACTCGTGTTCGTCAGCGAAATACGCAATCTTATCAGCACTTGCAGCCGTAGATCCATGTAGCTTTATCTGCCCACCTGCATCGTCCAATCCTCCACGCAAAGTAAGATCTTCACTATTGGAACTAGTTCTAATTATTGGGGTAGTATCAGATATAGTAACAATACCTCCGAAGTCTACATCCCCAGATATATCTAGAGTTACAGCAGTAATCTTATTATTGAATATAGCAGCACCCGCATCTGACATATCGAGCGTAAGTGCTGTAATGGCACCTGCTCCGTCTGAATCATTACCAGTGAAAATAATATCAGCATCATTGGTATTTGCATGGATGGTAAAGTCGCCACCAGTAACATCTAACTCTGGGGTGGCATCTGTATTGAAAACAAACCGCTCTGTACCAGCATCTTTAATTCTAACTTGCGCGCCATCGGCATCTAAAATAATATCTCCACCCGCATCTAAAGTTATTTCTCCAGAGGCATCAATTTCAACATCTGTATTGTCTGCTATAACACTATCTACAGCGATGGAGCCAACATTCGTGATGTTGTTGTCATTAAAGGTTGTTGCCCCTAAGCTAATACTACCAGTAGCCGTAAGGTTAGATGTGCCAATATCTACATTGCCGCCTACCTTGAGCTGTCCACTTCCATTGAGCTGTACTCCGCCACCGGACTCGACTGCTCCAGCCGCAAATGTCGCGAGGTCAACAAGCTCGTTGAGATTATCTGATGTTATTTGATCGCCGTCGGCGTAAGTTGTTCCTTTGCTTAGTATAGCCATTATTCTGCTGTTGCTGGGTTTCTAAATGTTTTAGCTCCTGCTACTTTTAGGGATCTAAATTTTGGTCTTCCAAAAGTGGTATCTAGTGTAAATTGTAATCCGTATGCTCTTCTGTTTCCGATTCTTCCTCTAATTGAATAGTCTTCTCCGGCGGATAACTGATTTCCGTTATTATAACTTGATAAAGTACCTAGGCTGATGTTGCTATCCACGTTCTCTGTTTCTACGGAAATGTTTCCGTTACTAGCTAACCCTACTTCAGACTCTATATGTAAATCAAAATTGTTCCACTTCTTTCTGTCTATAGAATTTAATGTGTACATTCTAGTTGTAGCTGAAGACACGACCGCCTCTGACTTAGAAATAGATCCCACCTGAACTACGTAAACATCATTTCCTCCTGTACCGCCCTCAATCTTGTGTACGCCTCCTGTTTTATTTATTGCATAAACTCCTCGGTTCTCTCCCTTTCCAGCGACCGTCAAGTGAGTGAACTCCCAAGCAGAATCATTTACAGAATCCACTGATTCCCAATTTTTATTTATAAAATTGTAAATCAAGAGGGTGTTGTTCGTTGTTGAACTTCCTGTAGGAAGAGCTATAAAATATCTGTTATCAAAATATACGGCTACAGCATTCTCTGCATAATCCTTATTTATGTCTTGAATTGTAGCTTCAATAGTAGCTGATATTGGAAGATCTCTACCACGCAAATTGTACAGGTCTTGGAAATCTACTCCATATATTCCGTTATCAGATAAAAAGATTAGGTTGTTAGCAACTTGGATTATAGTTTTTCTAGCCAAGCACCCCACTTCATCGGTAATCAATGTGCTTTTTGCCTCTTTCAGATTTGAGGTATTGCTAATTAAGTGAATACTGTTTCGGTTGAATACAACTAACTTATCTTCAGAGAAAGAATGCAGTCCTACAATAAAATCTGATGTTCCAGCATTTAGCCTAAATTGTTCATAGTGGAAATCGTATACATCGCTATCTAGGAACTGAGAGAAGATAAGCTCGTCATGTATATTTCTGTCAGTAATTGTTGTCCCGCTTGTGTCTTCGTCCATTGAGTACCTGTAAGGCACTACTATTCTTCTTTGGTGGTACTCTCCAAATGGTGGAGCTGGCATATGAATAAAGCCAGAACCTTCAGAAGCTTTTTCTAAGAAAGTTGGAGTAGCGGTCAGTGTATCTTTTGAGGTTTTACTTCCATCGGTTGATTCAGCAGGAACTGAAAACGTAAAACCTTTTTTAATGCCTACAGTGGGAGTTCCGCTGGGGGACTGATTGCTTAAACTGTGTCCTATATAAACGGAAAAAGTAGTGGTACTACCAACTTCGGCTACTATCCGGTTACCATCGAGGTGTGCGTTGTAATCCGCTATAGAAATAGGATCACCAACTTTCAGTTCATGCCCTGCTGATGTAGTCAAAGTTGCCTTATGGTATCCTGTAAAAGATCCGGTTCCGGGTGTTGTACTGAGGTTGGTTGTAGATATAGATAAGGGACTGTCATCTGTAACAAAAACTTCTTTTACGTAGAACTCAAAATCAAAGCTTCCGTCATCTCGTGGAACTGGCTGTCTTAAGCCGGAACCACTAATATCGTACCCTGCATCACTTGTATCTGCAATACTTGAATTAACGCCATTTTTTATAAATATAGAAGTGCCTTGGCTAAGTGATCCAGTGTCTGAAACTACCGTCGCCAACTGGTTCACAATCTGGAAACTTCCAGCGGGAACTATAATGTCTTCAGGATCTGTAAAAGATCCGTTAGCAACTCTAGTAAAATCAGGAGTTCCTGTTAGTACGCCATCCCATTCTAGAGCTATCTCTCCATCTCTAAAAATAAATACCTTGTTAAACGCTTGCAGAGCCTTTCCGCCAGCAGCATCCAACCCGCTTGGGTACTCAATATCTACCGTTGAGCTATCTGATGTTTTTACAACAGACGCTTTATTGGTTCCTACGCACAACACGTAGCTTTCTGAGTTATTATTAGGATCGCTGTACTCTATTGCATCTTCAATATCGTTGACAGCCGTATCATCTAAATATGGACCTCTTACCGTACCCGTTGTAGTTATGCTGGTAAGTCCAGTTATAACAACCGTAATTCTATCATTAGTTGGAGCGGATGCTATTTCATAGTTCCCGTCTATTGGAACGTTTCCAGCAAATCCAGTAAGGTTCACTACTTGTCCAACCCAATTTTCTTTTGCTTGACCTTCGTACGGGAATGCGTTAGTAGCAAAAGATATTGTTACTGTACCGCTGCTGATAGAAGGAGTTCCAGAAATAGAAGGGAATGCTCCGTCAGGGGGGTTATCGTGCAAACGAACAGACCCCACTTTTAATGGAGCTGGTTGAAACGGTGACGCCAAAAAGTCAAGAGGCTTTCTCGTTTGCCATTCTCCATTCAGCCCTAAGCGACCATTGTTTGATTCTCTTAATAATCCTGTGGAAAGCTGGTCTGGACGCAAACGGTTATTGAACCCGATAAATCCAGTATCGAGTTCTTCTACTATCCGGTCGTCTTGCCTACCGTATCTGTCGTATCTAGCCATTAGCAGTTCCAAGCCCTACGGCTCCAGTAGTTCGCCGATAACTTGTTGCTCTTTCCCTTGATGCCACCTGACCTTGCACAGTAGCTTTTCTTGCGAGCGGGATTGTTTTTCTTAATGCTCATGTTAGCGTCCCCAAAGCGAACAATCTTTTCTCTTCCGCCCTGACACGCCTTCACAACAAACTTCTTGCCTCCAGATACCTGTCTGCGAGGCTTGTTGCACTTCATCTTAGATTTATTTATTTTTGCCACGTCTTACCGCCTTTACTCTTCGGGGTTTACCCGGTGGTTGTCCTAGTTTCTTCTTCTGAGCTATCCTTGATCGCTTCTGAGATGCCGTCATTTCTCCTTTAGTTACAGGAGTCTTGCTGCTTACACGTTTAGATGGACGACAATAAGGTGTGCCTCTGGTTTCTCCCTTTCGGCGTCCACAAGGCTTTCCAGTTTTCACATCTACCCACTTCTCCCTGAACCAACGCCTAAGATCAGCACCTTTCTTTGTCTTCCGGTCGGACATTATTTTGACTTACGCTTACCCCAGTTAGCAGCTCCTACCTTGCGGCACTTAGCTATCGCCCCACTTGCATACGCAGATGGGAACACCTTGTACCTAGCCTTAACTTTTCTGTAGCAAGCGTCTTTAGGCATTACCTAACTCTCCTTCTTCCAGAGCATTTAGCACAACCGCAGTTTTTCTTACTTTTTGGCATAACTATTTCTTGCTTTTGCCTCTACCGTAACCACCACATGATTTGCGTTTTCCGTACTTCATATTACTCCTTTACATCTAAGTAGTTCTTGTCTCGTAGTTCAAAATTAACACTACCGTAGCTTTTTAGTTTTTCTACAGTGCTGCCAATTTCTTCCATGTTTTTTTCCAAATATTGTAACCTTAAATTCTGTTCAGCGTCGTCAGGAAGTGCTCCCAGCTCTCCTCTAGGCCATTTGATGCGGAACTCGGTATTCATTCCGATCTCAACATCCCTAATATTCTGAGCGTTCTCTAAACTAGCTATACGACTTGTCATATTAACGTACCCTGTTACACTGACTACCGTAAA